CGCCTCTGACAAGTCCATCTCCTTTGAGGCTGCGCTCAATCTCTTCCGAGAGCAGCACCCCCAAGACTATCTCTCAGCGTTCGGAGGTTAATCCATGAATACGCAGAACATTGTCAAATCCTTTGTCGCAGCGGGTGCCATCACCGAATTCGCTGTAGTCGCTCTCACTACTGCTGGCAAGGTCGCTGTGGCTACCGATGCCACCTCTGATCTCGTTGTTGGCATTGCTCAGCGTGGTTGCGCTGCGGGTGACGCTGTTGAGGTGCTCGTGCATGGCACCTCTCGCGCTATCGCAGGTGGCACCATCGCCCTCACCGATACTCCCCGCCTCGCTGTGACCACGGCAGGCGCTGTTGTGGCTGGCGATACAAGCGGTGACTACCCCATTGCTCGCTTCCTCCCCAACGTCAATCAGATCGGTGCATCTGCCAATGAGCAGATCTTGGTCTTCTTCCACGGCCCCATCTTGCCCAACGCCTAATAGGAGGTGATCCATGGCTAGTTCATACAGCAATCTGCATCCCGTTGATGAGATCCTCAGCAGTTTAGTCGTTGAGGCGGTTCCTAGTGATAGTCAGCTCATCGCTGACAGCCTCTTTGAGACCGTTAAGACTCCTGAGCGCTCAGGCACCTTGCTCCTCGAGGAGACCCGCAACTTCATGGGCGCGGGCTCAGGTCTCGACCTTGAGCGCGCTCCCGGTGCAGCTCGTGCCAACATCGGTGGCTTTGATCGCTCAAGCACCACCTTCAAGAGCTTGATCTACTCAGCTCAGGACAGCATCGCGATGGAGGACATCCTCGACTCGCAGTATCCTGGCTCAGAGGAGGCGCGAATCGCTAAGAAGGTCGCTCGCGTTATGAAGCTCGCCAAGGAGAAGCGCGCTGCTGATCTTCTCTTCACAGGTAGCAACTTCAACACCGAGACCTCTACCAATCAGTTCGGTGGCAAGTTCAACGCTGCGGGCGCTGAGCCTCTCACCTACCTCCATGAGCTCAAGGACGTGCTGTTCGCCAACGCGCATGGCATCAACCCTGACAGCCTCGTGATTGGTCGTGACCTGTTCCGCACTATGGCTCGCAACCCTGAGGTGCGTGGCTTTGTCGGTTCAGCTTCAGCGGGCATCGCCTCTGGCAACATGATCCTCTCTGATGAGGCTGTGAAGGCTGTGCTTCGTGACGTGCTCGGCATCCCCAACATCATGGTGGGTGAGGCTCGTCAAGATACTGCTGTGCCTGGCGCTTCTAGCTCTGAGGGCTACATCTGGACTGCTGACACGCTCTTCATGGGTATCCTCCATGGTGCTGACGCTATCGTGCAGAAGAGCGGTGGCGTGAAGGCCATGCCTGTCGCTGCTATGAACTTCGAATTCGGTGGCATGGTGGCGGGTCAGTACGACAGCCTCGACCGCACCCGCCGTTATGTCTATGCCGAGGAGAGCCACCTCTTCAAGGTCATCGACAGCTCTCTTGGCTTCGTGCTCACCGACTGCCTCTAAGATAGATGATCTGCTCTTGTGGACGGACTCACGCGACCCTGCTAGCTGAGAAGATCGATGCCGATAAAAAGGCAATCGAGGAGCTCAGAGCGCAGGCGCGCACCCAAACAGGAGCCATCAAAGACCTCACTGAGGCGAAGATCAGAGAGTTAGAAGCAGAGTTGGCAGCTGAGACTGCCATGAAGAAGGCGCTCAGGAAAGCCAAGCGCGAGATAGTAGCCAACCTCAAGGCAGGTCTCTCGCTCGCCTCTCCTGAGTTCTTCTTCCAACTGACACGCGATCAGCTCCTTGAGTTCGTTCTGCGTGGTGGGCTTGGGCTCGCTGTCGATGAGTTCATGACTCAGCAAGGCGAGATCACCAAGACAATCATCGAGACCATCCTAGAGACTTATGATGGACTCACTCCAGAGATGATCAGCGCAGCGCAGATCGATGCCTTACAGGTCAACGCTGCTGATGCTGTGTTCCAAGACGTGATCATCCCTGACACTCTCAAGAGTGTTCGTGAGGCGCTCAACGCGATCTCAGTTGACGTGCCTATCAATCAAGCGATGACTGCGCTATCTGCTCGACTTGAGCAGAGCGAGGGCAGACAGCTCACCGAGGTCAGAACCAAGCTCGCTCAGCATGGGCGCGCTGTGACTGCACAGCTCGCAGATGATGCGGGGCTCGACCTCTATCTCTACACAGGGCCACGCGATGGAATAACGCGAGGCTTCTGTCGAGCGCTCATCGATCTCGTTGTTGATGAGAAGCAGATGAGGCGCTTGAACAATGGGCAGGGTTTACCTGTCAAGACAAGCGGTGGCGGGTATAACTGCCGACACTCATGGAGCCCTGTGACTGAGGGCTTTGTGACAGCCGCGAAACTGAAGCGAGCAACAGCTCAAGACATATCCAAAGCCAATGCAGGAGCGTGAGCATGATCAAGCTAGTGACAGGACAAAGCCACCTCTTTGAATGGATCGCTCCAGCTCCTCTGACCTCAGCGCCCACATTCAAGGTGTATCGCAACGGCTCAGCATCTAACCTCACTATGACGCAGACGAGAGCTAACGCCTCTGTGAGCTCCATCTCTAACGATAGGCGCACATTGACTGTGGAGGCTCAAGCAACAGGGCTCCAAGCTGATCAGAGCAAGGCTTACCTCATCACCAATGGGGATATGATTTATCCTGTGAGCGTGGCGCGCATGGTCGATAACACAGCGGTGCTCGCTGACCCTCTGCCTAGAGAGGTCGATACATCGAGCGCAGCCTCTTTAGTTTTCGCCATGTACTATGCCTCAGTGCCGACAGCGGTGACTGATGAGGCGGGCTATTATCCTTGGCAAGTAGAGTATGTGATCGACTTAGGGCAGGGTGTGTCGCGCAAGGTCGAGAAGGGTCTGCTCAAGGTCACGCCTCGACCCTTCGACACCTCGCTTGATCATGATGGCTTGGTCGATATGTTTCCTCAGCTCGCTGACATGGTGCCACGCAGACAGACGAGCTATGCGCCACAAGTCAACGCTGCGCTCGAGGAGATAGCTCTGCATATCAGAGACCATCTGCGCGATGAGGAGCTCACCGAGGATGAGGTATTCAACGCTCAGAGCTTCCGTAACGCTCACGCCTACTGCACAGCAGCGCGTGTCTATGAGATGGCAGGTCAGCTCGACACAGCCAACGCGATGAGGGAGCGCTGTGATGAGCTCATGCAGATCGCGCTGAGGTCTGTGGCGATTGATCGCGATGGTGACAACATCGTTGACGAGGGCGAGATCAACCAAGCCAAGACAGGCGGGAGCGCTAGAGACTTCCGAGCCTCTTGGCGCACCTACACCAAGACTGCTTATGACAGCACCTTCACGCCAGCGCGGGCGATGAGGCACTGAGCCATGCCTGCAACAGTAAGACTTAACCTGCCTAACTCGCTGTGGACTGCGAAGGATAGCGCGCGCCTAGCTGCTAACACTGTCGCAGCTATCAAGTTAAGGACAGGCAAGGGTCTTGACGCTAATGGCAGGCCCTTCAAGGCATACTCGACACGCCCCATCTATGTGGCGTTTAGAGGCGCTCGCCTCAAGCCCAAAGGTGGGCGCTTGTCACGCACAGGGCGCAGCATCTTTTATGCAGGAGGTTATCAGCAGTATAAGCAGGAGAGCAGAAGGCGGGGCGCGGGCTCGTCTGCGCTCGTTGACTTGGTGGCCTCTGGCATCATGCTCAGCAACCTTGTGGTGCTTCACGCTGACGACAAGCGCTTTATCCTCGGCATGACACCTCATGTGAGGCACTACGCCTACGCAGTCAACGCTGAGCGCGAGTTCTTAGGGCTATCTGCTCAAGACGTAAATATGCTAGTCTCAGCCGTTGAACATGAGCTGATGCAGAAGCTCAAGAAGAGAGGTCAGCGATGAGCCAAGGTATCTCAGCAGCTCTTGACCACCTAGCAGGTCAGATCGAGGCGATCACGCCAAAGACTGACCTTTATCATGGCTTCGTGTCTATCGACATTGATGGGCGCACAAGCCCTCTTGAGGCTCACCAACACACCACGCGCTTCTTTGAGATGAGGCTTAACGGCTTCGCTATTGATGATGGCGCTGCGGGGCTCAGTGGGCGCAGACGAGCCAACGTGCTTTTGCGTGTTAAGTATGAGGTAGGCGAGCGCAGGTATATGGAGCGCATGGTGGCAGAGGATGCGAGCGCCATCTTGCTCACCTTGAAGGGCCCAAGCTATGACCTCGCCAACACAGGCATCATCTCGGTTATCCCAGGTGAGCCATCGACAGAGCCCGCTCTTGATCCAACCACAGAGCAGGTCAGCATGATCTTAAACTTTCCCTTTGATCTACTTTACTTGGAGGCATTATGAGCGTCACTCATCGTTCCCTCAGTGTGGCTGTGGAGAGCGCCTTTGGCTCACTCAGCGCGTCAACAGGTCTGCCTGACAACAGTGGGCTCACCTATACCTCTATCCCATGCGAGCGTGACCCCATCGTGGTTTATGGTGACCCTGTGGTCAGTGAGCGCAATGATGCTCGCGATGGCTCTTATGGTCTGCCTCCTGAGCCTGACACAGTGTGGAGCTCTGGCGCTCGAGTGCAGAGGCGCACAGGTCAGATCAGCCTTCGCCTTGACCTAACTACGATTGGGAGCGCTGCCGACAACTATGATTCCAACTATCTTGGCTATCTGCTTGGCGCAGGTCTCCTTACTGCTAAACACAGTGTCGCCTCTGATGCTGTCAGCAGTGTCTCTGATGTCAACACATTCAGCCCCACCACCACCTCCACCAATTATGCTGTGGGCGCTATTCTTGGCGCTGAGCTTAATGGTCGCGCAGAGTACAGCGCGGTGACTGACAATGATGTTAGCGGTGACGTGACTGTGAGCCCTGCTTTCAGCGCGGGCTTCACAGGCACACCGACTCTGCGCCTCATGCAGACTTGGTTTCCTGGCTCACGCTCTGTGCTTGGTGATCGCACTCACAGCCTCAGCTTTCGAGTGGATGGGGTCAACTTCCGTTCATACGCTTACGGCTGTGTGCTTGAGAGCCTTGCTCTCAGCCTCGACAATGGGCGCGTGATGGCTGACCTCACCTATCAAGCAGCGCTTATCCAAGATGATCATGGCAACGCTGTTGGCCCTATCGAGCCCACCTACAACTCAGGAGCTCCTGCCTTCTTCAGAGGCTCTTATGTTGTGGTGTCTGACGCTGCGCCCACCTCGCTCACCAACGCCACCACAGGTGACACCCTCGGGCGCGTGGCGCTTGATGTTGAGGACTTCAGCTTCACCATCACCAACACCCTCACGCCTTTGGGTCACAGTAACAGCTTACTTGCCATGTCTGACATGGAGATCACCGATGTTGACGTTGAGCTGAGCCTCACCTTGAGCACAGCCAACAGCTCACTCAATAGTGACTTCTTTAATCGCCAGCTTCGTCAAGTCTTGGTGGGGATGGGCCCTATCGGTGATGGTCTTGGCGCTGCTGTGATGATCCCCGCTGCTTACCTCACAGGTGACGCTTCCAAGTATGAGGTGGGTGGCAACGACATCGTACGCCAACAGCTCACCTACAAGGCTTCACGCTTCGGTGGTGACGTGAGCGAGAGCGGAGCTGGCAACAGCCCTGTGCGCTTGGCGTTGGGGGTCTAACAGATGGCGCTCTCATTCATGCCCTCGGCAGACATGACGATTGACGTGGTGGTCAGCGTTGACCCAAGCGTCAAGGCGAGCCCTGATCAGTGGCGCGCTTATATGGAGACAGGAGACGTTAAGGAGCTCGAGGCTTATGAGGGCGCTACCCTGTTCACCCTCAAGGCGCTTTCACCTTC